CACCACACCGAAACGGCGGAGGATATCTTGGAGTGGCGTATCCACGAAATAGCATTCCTGAATTACATTTTTGCGAATGGATTCTCTGGTGGACGAGTCGATTTCGTTATACAGGGGGTCCAAAAATGGTGCCATATTAGCTCACCTTTTCCTGCGCAATTGAAACGAACTTAAAATTCTCCGACTTGCTTACGCGCTATTTCTTGCTTCTTCCAAGTCCTTGTGAATGTTATCGAGCAGTCGCGTTCTTCTTTCGCGAGCGCTCTGGAAACCGCTGGCCTTCTGAAATTCTTCCGGCTTGATCTTGGGCAACTGTGGCGCGCGCGAAGACTCGCCACCCCTGAGGTTAGGATTATTCCCACGCCGCTCAGCTTCGGCGCGCGCAGCTTCCTCAACCTTCTTTTTCACTTCCGCATCAACCCGCGCCTGGAAAGCCTCGTCCTGCTTCTTCTGGCGAGCTTCGCCAAACTTGTACTTCTGCTGAATGTATTGCCCGAGTGGAACGCGGGCACGGGCAGCTTCATCCGCCACTGTCCTTGAACCATCCGGAATCGGCACACCAAACAGTCGAATATGTTCGTTGTTGGCGTCCAGCCACTGCTCCATCACAGTTCCAACCTTGCCCAAAATTTCCGCTTCACTCACCGCGTTTGCTCCTCTCGGTGGACTACCGGGGACGACTGGTTCCGTCTTTTTGTCGTCAAGTCCTGGGATCTTGATGTCAAATCCTTGCGCCTTGAGGCTTTTGAGGAACGTTTCGTAGCTTTCCGCGCGGGCATTCGCTTCCGCCACTTGCGTAACCGTCGTTCCGTATTTCTCGACGTATTCGTTGATTTCTTTGCGCTCAAGTTCGGCTTGCCGGCGGGCTTCTTCGGCTTTTTTTGCTTCCTCGGCCGCAGTAGAGAGTTTCGTGTCGGCTTCAGAGACATACCCAGTCAGTGCGTTCACTACTTCCTTCGGAAGCCCAGCAGCAACTTCTTCCGCGATCCCGGCAGCTTTTAAAACTTCAGCGACAGTTGGCATGTTCTGACTCCTTCTACTGGCCTTGTGGGGCGCCTGGCTGCGGCTGCTCGGGTCTGGCAGCAGTCATAGTCTTCTGCAACGCTTTCACGAAAGCGGAGCGGGCTTCCATTAATTCGGATTGAACAAGTGGGTTTTGATTCGCCATCTGCTCAGTGAGTTTTGCCAGTTGTGCAAGAGCAGACTGAAGAGGATTTGCTTGCTGGCCGCCAGGGGGGACTCCACCAGAAGCGGCACCCCCGCCGCCTTGAGGAGCCCCGCCCTGATCGGGAGTTGTGGGAGGAGTCGCCATCAGCGCTTTCTGCGGCCTCGTTTCCGGCCCGTGCCTGCGGCTGCAACATTCTTGAAGGCACGGATTTTCAGAATCCCACGCCCCTTAGACTTGCTGTAGCCTCGCGCTCTGGTGCCAATCAGCAACTTACTTCCCTTACCTGTGCCTGCGCGTTTTTTACCGGCCATCCGGTTGTGCATAGAACTGCCTCGCTTTCGGTCTAACAGCCTATGACATTACCGTTTGCGACGTCCGCGCTTGCGTCCACCCTTGCGGCCCTTTTTCCGTCCACCATGTTTGCCGCCACCCTTGATGACCAGACCTTTGTGTCCTCGCTTTGCCATAAACTAGCCTCCGTTTTTGACTCAAAATAGAAACGCCTCAGGCGCGTTTCGCTCTGAGGCGCTTCCGAGTCTCAAGGAGAGGTGGAAACGAATCTCGTTGTAAGGCTCTAACGCTAACGCCAGAAAAGAATGAAAGTCAAGGAATTATTTCGAGCCGTTGCGCTCGGCCAGCACACGATCAAGTTCTGCCATCGTGAGTGGAATATGCTCCTTGGTAATAATTCGCCGCACGCCGCCCTGATTGTAGTTCGCATCGTAAGTTAAATTCGCAGTTCCGGTGAAGCGATTGGTACGCAAATATTCGTGGAGTTCCTCTGGATTCGCGCGCGATTCAAGCACCTGCTCAACTACGACGTATACCTTTACGCTCATCACTCTAGGTACCTGCATCACTTCGATTGGCTCACAACCGTTCTCTGGTTTCCGGTTGTGCTCCCGCGCTGCTCAAGCTTCGGTGGAGCCTTTGCGGTTGGCGGCCTGCCTCCTCCCTTGCCCTGTCCTTTACCGCCACCGCCTGGAGGTGGTCCACCAGCCCCTTCAGCACCCGCCACAGCCGCAAGTTTAGTTTTCACTTCCAACATCTGAAACTGCTCATGCTTCCATTTCTCAAACTCAGTTGCCCCTGGAGACTCACCCCAGTTGTCGATCCCGAGTTTCTTGAATGCAGTCGAGAACGAAATCGGGAAACCTCTCTGCAGGAAGTTTAGCCACATCAGCCGCTCCTGCATCTGCGTGATGTCGATGAGAGAACTTGGCACAGAGATCAGTTTCAGGTTTTGGGCGAACCACTTCGCGCGCTCAGTCTGCGCTGTCTGGCTGGGATTCTTGGTATCGGTCTCCCATGGCATGTGCGAGGGGACGATCGACTTTGGCTCTAAATCAAAAATCTTGGTCGCTACTCCATCAACTCCGATGTCGGTCATCAACTGCCGCGTAGTGAAATATTGGCAGATGATGAATTTCAGTATATGGCAAATCTTCGCGTGTGAGATTTCAAGATTAGCCGATATCCCCTTCGCGATTGGACCGATCGTCTCAAGGATCTTGTCGGCCGTCTCGCTTGAAAGATTGAATTTCAATTGCGCGAGGCTCCCAAGATCATTCAACCCGAGCGTCTTGCCCTGAAACTTTTCCAGAATCTCAAGCATCTTGAAGTCTTCGCTGTCAACTTTCACACTCTCCGGAAGAATCGACTGCAAAGCTTTTTTCGGGTCTCCATCGATCCCAATAGATTCGATGTCCGGATCGAGCAGATCGAGCCGTTTGAGGTCCTCACGCGCTACGCCCGCAGAAAGGTCGTAGCCCATTGGCGGCTTCATCTTTACCTTGAGCACTCGGTACATCAGATCCAGGAATGCCCGTTTCCCGCGTTCTAGCCCGGCTACGTCTTGCAGGAGCGAGTATCCGCATGCCATCCATGGCCAATCATCAACATCGTACTGTACGGCCGGCATAATGCCGTGCCAGTCAAAATCAGGACCATCGTAGAGCGGCTTAGACATCCCTGGATTTGTGATAATCCGCCGCAATTGAGGATAGACGCGGCAGTCTGAGACTTCCGCGCTGCGCGAAGCTGGCAAATTGTTCGTTGGATCCCGCCAGGAGATCAAGGCGCCAACGGAAGGAACTTCGTAGTACCAGGACGTTCCCACATCGCCCATGGGAAGCATTGAGCCGGTGCGATTGATTCTGAGGTCGCGGATGAAGGTGTGCCGGATCTCGCAGAACTGGCGTTCCCAGTCTTGAGTATTTGTTCCGTAGCGATGGCGGTCCCAGAATTCATGCCGGCGAATGGCGTTTGGAGACGTGTAGCGAAACCGTGAAATCGGAACCAACTCTTCCTGGTTGCGCGGAAAGCGGGCATGCGCTTCAGCTATGCCCATCGCCTCGATGATGGTAACCGCGTAAGCGCCTTGGATGTCTCCCGAGGTCGGTACCTGAGTTGGGAGCACCTCTCGCGGGCCGAGGTCTTTGAATTCGACCATGCCTGGACCCCATCCGAAATCTGTCCGGATGTAGCGTGGCCACATATAGCCGCGCGCAAGGCCCACTGACCATTGCAGCGCTTTTCTGGCTTGCCGCGGGAAATGAGAATCGCGATAGACGTTCTTTACTACCCGGTTGAACATCTCGGCAGTTGAGCGCAACTGCTCTGCGCCGGTGCCAAATGTCCCAATCTCGCGGATGTCGGAGATGGTTTCGACGAACTTGCGAATATCAGATTTTAGGGTGTTGGATTTTACGGCCTGCTCTGGACCGCGTGAACTCAAAAGATCAAGATATTTTTCGCTGCCAGAGGCTTCCTGTGACTGCCACCACTGCTCGCCGTCCTGAACTTGCTGTTCAACCCAGTCTTGGCGTTTCGCGGGATCAGCTTCGAAAGGCGGTACCTGCCAGTCAGTCTGGCGTTCCGGAGTCGGATAATACCTTGGAGCCGTAGCCATTACGCGAAATCATAGCACGGCTTTGATTGAGCTAAACCGGAGAGGTGTGGTCAATCTTGATGCTCGACAGCACGGGCGGCTCTGCCAGGTTCGTAATCGCCTCCGTGTCTGCCAGGGCAATCCCATTTGCTGTCGTAAGCGAGGCGGTTACGCTAGTCGTTCCTGCCGAAAGTGATGCGATAACGCTGGTACCGTCTGGCTGTGGCGAAGAGGAATCTTGGCTGGGATCGGATACTGTCCAAAAGGGAGCCGGGATAGGACCGGTGAACGGGGCGCCGAACTGATCAAAACCCAAAACGCTGAGAAGAACTTTTTGGCCTACGGTAATCAAAATCGGTCCCTGCATTTTCCGCCTCCCGTGCACTATTTTGATGTAACTCAACCTGCGATGATGATGGTGGTGATGGTGCTCTCGGCTCTCCATCGACGGAAACTATATCTCATCGCGCCATCCCGAAACAACTTTCAGCGAACAAAGCGTAA